TGGGGTTCTGCTTCCGAAAATACAAAAAATGCAATTTGGCAATATGTTCAGACCTTATACATGCTTGGAACCACTATAAGTTCCATCCCAGAAGAAACACTTTCCATGATTGAAACTGTTGCAAAGCAATGTGCCGATAAAATGGGTGAAGATGGAACGGAACTTGACGAAGCTGCTTTGATGAAAACTATGCAGGGTATGTTGGGTGGTATGATGAAAAAATAAACTCACTATATATAAATGACATCTTGGTTTGAAGATCCAAAACAATTGGTTCGTGTAGACAAAGTTCATGAATTTTGGCCAACAAAAACACAATCTTCAGCAGAGCGTGTTAACGCAACTGCTCGTTTTATCATTTATGCAACATGTATAATATATCTTATAAAGCGTGATCCACGCATATTCGTTCTAGGCGCCACCGTACTCGGTGTTCTTTATATAATGGAAAAGTCTGATATGGTTAAAGAAGGTGTTGCAAGACCAACACATGTATACAATAACGAGGGTAAACCATGTACTATGCCAACAAAGGATAACCCCATGGGTAATGTACTTATGTCTGATTATGTAGACAGACCAGATAGACCACAATCATGCCATTACCCAACTGTAAAGGCTCCCGTAAACAATTTTCTTACAGGTGATATCAAATACGGTCCAGGTCGTTCGCGTTCATCTATGCCCGAATATCAAAGAAATGGGTTATCTAGACAATTTGTAAGTATGCCAGATACATCCTTGGGTGATACACCTTATTATGAATTTATTCATGGTAGTAGAAATGTTGGTACATGTCGTCAAGACCAGACATTGTGTAATCCAGACGCGAGAGGTGTTCAGCTTGAAGCATTTGCGGGACTTGATCCAAACGGTGATAAAAGAAGTGGTATGCACAGAGGTTCGGGTTTACCCGCTGGCCACACTTCGTAATTTTTAATAATTGAATAATAAAGTAGTAGATACTCGATTTCCATAAACAAAATCTCTTGTTATAATAAATGGCGTATCAACTCCAACCAGGAATGAAAGTTGTTCAAGATCACGCGGTTCCATCCGTATGTGCATCTGAAGAAGTTTTAGTGTATCCCCAGCCCAGTACTTTGAACTATGTTTCAAGTCGTCCAAATACTATGTTATATGGGACTGCTCCATATATGGCCGGTAAAGGATCACCAGCAGAATATATTAATACATCTGATGAACTCAGACCACAATCCACATCTCGTTTTAACAAGGTTTTAGCGAAAACATACGAAAGAAATTTTCACCCACTCCAAAATGTTGAGTGCAAATTACCACTTCAAACACAAACTTATGATGCAGCAAGTACACGTGCCGACACACAAAATGGTTTATTTCAGCAAAGATACCTCAATAAAAATCTCGCTAAGAAATAAGAATGGCTGACCCTATCTCTATAATGGCTATAGCCGGCCTAGTTTATGCCGGAAGAAAGTTAAGTAAATCAGAAGAAAAATATTCAGTAGAAGGTAATCCAATAGAAGAACAAGAAATCGTTTCGGAATTTTCTGACATAGATGTCACTGCACCACCCGGGTATTTAGGTCCTTTATCACCACTTGAAGAACCAACATACCAAACAAAGGAAGAAATTGGTTCGTTTGCCGATATTTCACGACAACAAAGATCATCTGGTGGAGAGGTTTTAACGATGAGAAACCGTATGTATGATGCTGGAAGAATGAATAATCTTTCTCCAGTTGAAAAACAGCTCGTTGGTCCAGGTTTGGGTGTTGGTCCAGAAGTACCTGCTTTTGGAGGTAACCAGCAATTATTCCGTGTTAACCCTGAAAATGTTGGTGCGTATCGTTTAACAACTTTACCAGGTAGGTCTGGTCCAGCGTTTGATCCAAAGGGTGGTAGACGTGGCGTCGTTGGCAAAGTTTCGCAAAATAGACCAGAAAAGACGGCGTTTCTTCCAGAACGTCTTCCAACGGCTGCGGGTCGTGCCCAAGGTATGTCTGGTAGAACACCAAGAGCAGAGCATGAACGTACAAAGAGAACGACTAATAGATCTGAAACAGGTTCGAGAACTGATACTTTGGGTTTTGCAACTGCAAAGAGAACGGTATCTGCACTCACACGCGCACAAGAGCCAACACGTAATAAAAAGGATGGTAACATCGAACATTATCAATACAATAATCAACCAGCACCAGGTATATCCAGTTTTGTTGGTGGTTATTTGAATGCACCAGCTACTAAAATCGGTGAAAAACGAACATATGGTTCCATACATACAGCAGAAGACCTTACTAATTATGGTTTCAGACCAGATGACCGTCGTGGTAAGGCTGGTCGTGCAGCGGGTCCAGGTAGAATGAATGTCCGTGCAGATGCACTTAATCAAGGTGGTATGGTTACAAGTGTTAGGTCCGATACATCTAGAATCGATGGAAGAATAAATGCCGCGAATGGGGCATGGACACAACAATACAAAAATAACGATTATCATAAATTTAATGCTTATAAAGGTCACGAAAATCCAAATGCTTCTAATATGAGTTTAGATACAGCTAGAAGACAACTTGCGAATAACCCATTGGTACATAGTCTTTCGTAATTAATTAGATAAAATTGAGAAATACACTCATTAAAATAATGCTCATATATTTTAATGAAGGTACATACCCTAGACATAGATAGCGGCGAACGCGATCCCGTTTTGTACCCAGATCCTTCTGATTATGTCGTACAACTTAAAAATCCAATTTATGATGTTACAAAGATATCACTTATATCAGCGCGTATACACAATAGTCAATACCTGATAAACTCCAGGAACAATCAATTTGATATAAATGGAACAACAGTCACAATACCTATAGGAAACTATAGTGGTAAAGATTTAGCACAGGCTGTTGTTACTGCTTCAGCTGATATAACATCCGCATCATTTGAAAAAGAGACTAATGCTATAACATTCACTGGTAGTGCTCCATTTACATTTGAATTTTATGGTGGTAAAAATGGTTATGCATCTGGTACACCTGGATATACAACACCACATGATATATTAGGATTACCGGCAAGTAATGTTGCTTCTACAGGGAATACATTAGAGACAGGTAGTATTAATTTACAAGGTGCTGATGCAATTATTGTTAAATTAAGTAGTGGTTCAGATGAATTTAACAAAACTGTGTTTTCAGAAACACCATTTTATACGGGACGTATTCTTTTCTGTGGTGATGTGATTAATTATTCCGGTGTTGACGATACAGTAGAACATAATTTTGATTCTGGATCTCAAAAAACGATATCGAGTTTACGTGTTCAGTTTTATTATAGTAGTAATAATCGTTTAATACCATACGATTTTAGAAACGCAAATCATATACTAAAACTTGCAGTAACATGTTCTACTGATAAACTTGAAAATGTAGCTAAAGTGGAAAGAGACTTTTCTCTTCCACCACCTATGAGTATCCCCGAATTAGAGGATCCGCATAGATGGGATGCATTTATATCTATATTTTTAGTAGTTGCAACCGGTTTATTTTTATTGCTTGTTATGCGTAAACCAAGACTTAACGAGTAACCGCGAAGACTGGTTGGGATGGCTTCGTGACCTTCGAGGAGACACGAGAGATACCAACGTAGACAACAATAGACAAGAGTGTTGTCAAGAGGGCAGTGAGAGTGTAGTTCATACCACCGTTCTTGTTAACCTTGACGACTTGGTTGACAATCCATCTAACCAAGTCCATCCAAGAAAGGGCGGCGGCGAAGGAAAAACCAGCAACAATGGCGTTGAGGGATTGGGATTCGAGTTCTCTAGTAACGAGAGTGACAGTTTCAGCGGCGACAGCGGACATTTTTTTTATACTTTATCCTGAGATTTTAATCTGGGAGCAGTTCCTCTTCTATTAAAATTTTTTTATAATATTTAGGTTTCATATACCCCTTTAACATTTTACCCACTTCCACTGGATCTATTTCAGATTCTGTACCCGATATAGACGTTTCTGTTCCTGAATCAGAATCAGAATCAGAATCAGAATCAGAACATCGATCATCTCGTATTTTAAAATATTCTGGTGACGTATTCGCCCATCCTTCAGGCTCTGATATGTTCATTACTATCGATAGCATTTTTTAACATAATTTCTGACGGATTCATGGGTTTCCACGCGTCCCAATTATCATATGCCATATTCATTTTAACGAATTTATATTCCCTACCTGAATATCTTGAAAATGGTATAATTTCATCATCTTCTATTATAATTTCATCATCTTCCTCGTCTGACGATTCTTCATATATTTCGGGGAAATGTGAACCCAACTTTTTACCAACTTCATTCATGGCACAATATTTCATAGCGTATTCCATATCCTCGCTGAGAATGATATCACGACCACACGCTTTTGCGTATTCAGCGGCAAGAATCATTGAACGTTCGAGGACGGGTTGTATAATATTAAGAGCAGAGTCTTGAACCTGCTCTATTAAATTTGCAGTAGCTTCTTTTTCTTGTAGATTCATTATAGATTAAACAGTGTTTTAGCAATACCGTTTTCTATACGGAGTATATTAAAACTTAGACCTAAAACTCTAAGTTCCCTTTCACCATCATTATATGGATTCAAACTTAATTTTAAATATTGGTCTTTAACTAAACTAAAGTTTCTTTGCCCTGTTGGATACCATCTTTCGGGTTCTAATGCAAAACTATATGAATAATATCGCCTGAATAATTGTGTTCTAGAATGATGTATTCCACTCTGAACGGCGCGCAAGTTTATAATTTTACCTGTAGCTTCATTTAAAATTACTATATCATCAAGTGTTAATTCGAGATATCTTAAATGTTCATAATTTATATATTCAGATTTAGCTGAATATATTTCGTAATTTAAATCATAATCAAATGCAGATACTAAATTAGTTTGACCACCTATAAAACCGGGTTGTTTTGGATTTACGGTCTGAATTATAAAGAATAATTCTTTTATTGGGTTTTTAAATTCAAGTTTATGTTTAATATCAGTAACACCCGAATCTATTTTAGCTATTGGACTTTCCTGAACTTGTGTAATGATATAATCCGTTTTCTGACTTATTAGTTTCTGTTTTTCTTCTTCATTTATGGATATCATTTCAGCTGTTAATTTAAAATTTTTAATAAGTCCTAATGGTTTTTGGTTTGTAGATGGATAAACTGGATGTATATTATCGTATTTATTGTATATACAATCTTGTACGTCTCTCAATTTAATAACAATTTCAATTTCTTGTTCTGTTATAGCGCATATTGGTATGGCGAGTTCAGGGTTATTATAAAAGTAAAAGGGTATATCGACAAAATACTTATTAGATGAAGTTGCATTACCAAGGTATCCAAGTATACTTAAATCTTTTACCTGTGTTCCCGAAAGTTCCAATGGTGGTTTACCAACGAGTTTAGATAAATTATGTTGTTTTGTTTGTGATATATAATTATCCGAATAAATAGCTAAAAAATCTCTTGGGATACGTTGAATAACCTGACCACCAATAAGAAGTTCTATGTAATCAATCATAGCATGACCAATTGATTCAACATATCCCGTTCCTGAAAACGGACCGCCCGTCATTTGTTCGATGGCATCTAATTCAAATTTTAAACTTACGGTTTTAAGAAGATCACCTTGATTTTGGGGTATAGTACATCGTATAGTATTTCCAAATTCAATTTCGCCTTCTGCGTCTAAATCAACAAAGAAAGGTGCAAAGTTTGTATGTTTTTGAAAATTTTTTATAAAATAAGTGTACTCTGGGTCTTTCGTAAAGAAAACGTCCTGTGGACCTGATGTTTGTAATTGAACACGACCAGCCATTACTAGTATAACTGACTAAAATTTTAAACCTCCGAGACCGCTATGTATTCTCAAGACGTTATAGTTTACAGCATATATACTTACATCGTGTGCGAAATTTACATCTGGTGTTTCGAGTTCAATTTCTATTAAGTTATGTGATATTCTACTCATATTTACCTGTCCGGTAGGATAATATGTTTCTGGTTTCATAGAAAAACTATAAACTCCAAAATCATTTCCGGTAACACCCGTGTAATATTTTAAAGGTTGTTCGTAACTTAACATTAAATTATCGGCATCAATGATTGTATTATTATTAAATTTCATAGTAACCTGTTTTATGGGGCAAAGTTTATGAACATCTTCACTTTCAGCTATAAAAAACATCTCCTTTACGGGGTTTTTGAAATTAAGCATACCAGATTTTTTAGATTCACCTGCTTTGAATTTAAATCGAGACAATTGTAATTGTGTAATAACATATTCAACTGGGCGGGTTAATAAAAAATTTCTTTCGTCTTCCGTAACGAAATAGAAATCTGTAACAAGTGAAACTTCTTTAATTGATGAAGAAACGTCCGCAGGTGGGTCTTGGATATCTGTGGCTGTATTATATTGTATAGTAACATCTTCTATCTTTTTAAATTGTATACGTATTTCTACGAGTTGTTTTGTTAAAGCGCATACGGGTATAGCTAAACTTGGATGTCTAAAAAAGTAAAAGGGTAAAAGTACGCTATAATCCCAATCATATGACACTGGTATATAATTATCATGTCCATTTAAAAAATAAAGTGTTTGGTCTATATCATCTTTATTATTATGTATTTGATCATACATGTATATATAATCGCCAGTTAAGCGTTCAATTACCTGTCCACCAATGACAAGGTCTGCATATTTTATGATTTGAGCTCCTATAGATTTTCTATACCTAAGATGACGTACATTTATAGTACCACCCATACCAGAATGTGCACCACAATAATAATATAAAGTTGATGGAGTTCCATCGGTAGGTGCAAAAGTAATAGTAGCAGAACCTGGATTCGTAACACCTGTTGTGTATTCTGATCCACCACTATGTGTACCATTAGACGTTGTAGAAAACCTAAAAGGGTGAGATCCGTGAGCTGTATTATTGAAAGTATATGTAGTACCTTTGTAAAGTGTAAGTGTATCTTGTTGAACACCGTCTATATAAAACTTACCACCACTTGCAGTAATTTCGAACGATTTATCCACTTGTTTGGGTTGTGGTAACGTAAATTTAAGCATCATACTTCGTATGAGATCCCCTTTATTTTGAGGTATACGGCATTCTATAATCGTATCGTAATCTATATCACCATCAAATGGTGTTTGTATAGCTTCAACTGAAAACTTGGTATGCCGCCTAAAATTCATCAGGAAATATGAAAATTCTGGTTCTCCAGTAAACCACTGGTCCTGGATACCCGTGGCAGCAAGATTTAAACGTCCAGCCATTATTACTTTATGTGAGTAAAATTTTATGAAATAAAACGGCACGATAATACAGATGAATCTTCAGTTACGAAAATTCAAACCCGAGAATATGGCAGACGATAAAGTATGTGTTTTTATCGGTAAACGTAATACGGGTAAATCAACACTTGTTACTGACATTTTGTATCATAAAAAACATTTACCAGCAGGTATAGTTTTGTCGGCAACAGAAGAAGGTAATCATTATTATCAACAATATATACCAGACCTTTTCATTTATGGTGATTATGATAGAGAAGCAATTGAACGTGTTATGGAAAGACAGAGAAAGCTTGTTGGTGCAGGGAGACAAAATTGCGGAGCTTTTCTACTTTTAGATGATTGTATGTATGATTCAAAGTTTATGAAAGATACATGTATTCGCCAATGCTTTATGAATGGGAGACATTGGAAGATATTTTTCATGTTAACGATGCAATATTGTATGGATTTACCTCCTGCACTCAGGGCGAATATTGATTACGTATTTATTTTACGTGAAAATATTATCCAGAATAGAGAGAAATTATTTAAAAACTTCTTTGGTATTTTTCCGAATTTTGAGATGTTTAACAAAGTAATGGATTCGTGTACGGAAAACTATGAATGTTTAGTATTGGATAATACATCTAAGAGTAATAGAATAGAAGATTGTGTATTTTGGTATAAAGCAAAGATTAGAAAAAACTTCAAGGTAGGGGCTCCACAATATTGGCAAACACATAAGAAAATGTTTAATCCAAAACATGGTAATGTTAAAGCAGGTAATCCAAATTTAGTTAAAAAGAACACGCCATTTAAAGTTACAAAAAAGAAATGATTCGAATTCTTGCTAGAAGATTGGGTACAGCTTTACATATAATGCCAGAACCACCATTATTACCCCAGTATGTACCTTTTCGTGATGAAATGATTAAAGTTTCCACAATATTTCCCAAAGATGAATTAGTTACAGGTGAAGGTGGTGGGTATCGTATATTAGTTGATGTATGTCATGATAAACAAATAATTCATTTAGAAAATGATATGTCCGACCCAGAAAAGACGAGAGATTTACCTCGAATAGTACAGACTTTTGGGTATTTATATCCAACATATACTCTTCAGGATGATGCGCAATAATTTAAAATGAAAAACATATACATGTATAAATGGCAACAGACGTTAGAACATTGAACCTTTCTGATAATAACGATGGTATGGTAGATTTAAACGCACATAAAAGTACAAATTTTGTGCCGAATATTACGCAAGAAAAAAATGTGAGTGAAAATAAACAGACAATGGACTCTACTTCAATTTCCGATATAATGGGTCAAGCCGAAGAACCACTCGAACCACCAATGGGGAGCGTCGACCCAAGAATGACGCAAATGCAAATGCAAGCCCCAATGATGGCGGCACAACAACCAGTAGTTCAACAGGCTACAGATAAAAAAACTGAATCTAAAAATCCATTCAACCTTACTGACGACCAATTCGAAGCACTCATCGTTGCGGTGTGTGCTGCGATAGCAATTAGTAAGCCTGTACAGGAAAAACTTGCAAATTTCGTTCCATCGTTTTTGAACGATGTTGGAAACCGAAGTGCAATTGGTTTAGCCTCGACTGGTGCAGTCGCTGCTCTTGCATTTTACATTGCTAAAAGATATGCTTAAATGGTATTGTAATGTTTATACATCTTTTTACCAAATAAGAAATAAGAAATAAGAAAACCCAACAGTAATCCTACTGCGCGAAGTCCTACGACAGTTCCTGTACTTTTCGTGGTTTTACCATAATTTTTAAAATCTTTTTCGATACGTTTATTTATTTTCGACAACCCCGCGACGCTACCCAAACCGATTAAAGATGCCATCATTAAAAATGGAGCGTCTATCGCTAAACGACCGAATAAATTACCGCCGCGTGGTAATATACTCATCATTACTGGTATAATAACCATTATAAGGAACATATTTATCCATTTATCATTCATAAGTAGGGGTGCACTCGAAGTTGCAAGTAAAGTATTCAACAAAATATATGCTTTTATCAAATCACCGAAAGACTGCATTTATTAATAACATAGATTATTTATCCTGAATATGCTTACCACAAAATTCGGTTCTTTGTGGTATTTCCTGGTATATCCCAATTGAAACGCACATTGTTCTAAGTTTATCAAATTTATCCCAAAA